TTTCTGTTAGCACTATCTTTAGAACATAAATAAGGAACTCCTGTCTCAACTTGAGATTCAATAATCTTATTCCAAATTGTTTGAGCTTTTACTTTTTTACCTAAACCAAGTTCAACCGCTTTGTTGTAGTTTGATTCATACTCATCACCGTAAGCTTCTTGTAATGGTTTAATACCCGCTTTAACAATGTCGTTAGGACAGAATAAATACCAATCCCCATTGTCTTTAACTGCATTCATAAAGTTGTCAGGCAACCATATAGATGTAAACAAATCTCTCGCCCTCATCTCTTCAGCACCTGTGTTCTTTTTGATTTCAAGTAAATCCATAATGTCCTTATGCCAAGGCTCAATGTAGATTGCAGCACTACCAGGTCTTCTTCCTTGTTGGTTGAAGAATCTTAACCCCTCATTAACAATTTTTAGGTATTTCAATAAACCACCTGCAAATCCACCTGATGAGTTAATACGACTCTCTTTACTACGAATGTTAGACATACATAACCCAATACCCGCAGCATCTGACGAATAAGTTGAAATGTCGTTAAATGTTTGTAGTAACCCTTCTCTTGAATCCCCGTTATTGTATTTCAACACACAAGACGCTAATTGAGGAGTTTTAGTTCCCGCATTAATCATAATTGGTGTTGCAGGAGATATAAGTTGGTTTGACAGTGATTGGTAATATTCAACAGCCTGTTCAAAACTTTTAGTTACCCATAGAGCAACTCTCATGTACATGTGTTGTGGTCTTTCAATCGCTTTACCTTCAGGAGTTTTTAACAAATACATTTCCTGTAATGATTTCCACGCAAAATAATCAAAATTATAATCATTCTCGTGATTAATTACTGAATCAATATTTTGAGGACCATATAGTTCAATAGTTTCCATTAACTTATCGTTAATGATACCATCTACGTGTAATGTGTGCATCGTGTTACAAAAACTTGCATCGGTTTCTTTGTGGTACGCCGAAATAGCAACTGAAGACGCTAGTCTTGAGTAATCGTGATGACTACCGGTATAAGCCGCTGCAATCTCGTAAACCAACTTATCCAACTCTTTTGTTGTAATAACACCTTCTGTCGGAACTGAAGTGATTACTTTGATAAACACCTCATCAGCGTTTACCGTTAATCCTCTTGCCGCTCGCTTAACTCTATTGTATATTTTTTGAGGGTTGAACGAAACTTCGTCCCCGCCTCGTTTTTTTATCTTTAATGACATCATATTAAAAATCCTCCGTAAATGTTAATGATTCGCCTAATTTGGCTTTTTGATACTCCATAGTTCTTGATTCAAAGAAGTTACCTTTTGTTTCAACCGCAATCTGTTCCATAAATTTAAATGGTTGTTCTACATTAAATTGTTTTTTACAACCAAATTTAACTAACAAACCATCTGTAACAAATTCAAGATATTGTTTCATTAAGTTTGAATTCATACCAATTAATGATACTGGGATAGATTCTGTAATAAATTCTTTTTCAATTTCTAAAGCGGATAATAAGATTTCTCTAATTCTTTTCTCACTTGGTTTATTTTCAACATGATTATTAATCAAATGGATAGCAAAATCACAATGTAAATTCTCATCTTTAAAGATAAGTGAATTAGCATTACATAACCCTTGCATTATTCCTCTTGATTTCAACCAAAAGATTGAACAGAATGAACCTGAGAAGAAGATACCTTCAACCGCAGCAAACGCCACCAATCTCTCTTGGAATGTTGAATTTTCAATCCAATCCAAAGCCCATTTGGCTTTCTTTTGAACCGCAGGTAATTTATCAATAGCATGAAAACATTCATCTTTTTCGTTAGCGTCTGAAATATAAGTGTCAATCAATAATGAATACATTAAAGAGTGAATATTCTCCGCCATAAGTTGGAACCCGTAGAAGAATTTAGCTTCAGGGTATTGAACTTCTTTTAAGAAATTTTCTGCAAGGTTTTCGTTAACAATTCCGTCAGATGCCGCAAAGAATGACAATACATTCTTCACAAAAAATCTTTCATTATCTGTTAAATTTTCCCAATCTCTAATGTCATTAGATAAATCAACTTCCTCTGCCGTCCAGAATGCAGCTTGATGTTGTTGGTAAAATTCCCATATATCGTTGTGTTCAATAGGGAAAATCACAAATCTATTCGGATTTTCTTTTAATATTTTTTCTTCCATTTTTTAATTTTGTTTTAATTGTTCTTCTTTTTGTTTTCTTTTTTCCATTAACTCCTTAACCCTATCCCTTTTTCTTTCCTCTTGTTGTTCTCCAAATCCTAAGAATGTTACTGAACTTTCAGTATCAATTTCTAACAACTCATTATTGAATTTACAATTTTCAAAAACTACACCGTCTTTACCAAGACGAGATTTTGTTATAGCAATTGTCGCTAAATTCATTTCTTTTTGTTGGAGAGTCTTAGCAATAGAGATAATTACGTGACCAACCTGAGCCTTTTTAATTGACCCACCCATTTGGTCGGTAGTCACTACTTCAGATGAAATTGAAGACCTATTACCTTGTGTTGCGGTCCATCCTACTAAGTCCAGTTCATGACACATTGCTTCAAACCCTCTCATTACAGAACCTTCCGCTTTCCATTCATCTTTACTTGATGATTCAGGTAGTACACAGTCAATATAATCTAACATAATTAAATCAATTTTTGTACCATCAGCAATGATTTTTCTAACTTGATTTTTTAGTTGATTCATCGTCATACTATCAGATGCCAATTTTTTCAAAATCAACTCATTTTTCATAGTCTCTTGAATTTCTGTTATTTTAGACATTACCTCATCTTTGTTTTTAACCAAATTATCTGGTTCAATCCCTGTCCAAAGTGTGAAGTGTTTTCTTTGAATAATTTTAGGATTGTCTTCAAAAAATACTTGAAGAACATTATACCCTAAATTAAATGCAGTATTTGCTATTTTGGTTAAAATTGTTGTCTTACCAACCCCTGTTGGTGCTAAAATAACACCAATCTCGCCTTTAGCCAAACCACCCTTAAGTAGTCTGTCAATACCCGGTATCCCCATAGGAATTGGGTGTCTATAATCTTCGTCCAATACGGTATCTAAATTAGCAAAGATATCTGTCTGTCCTTTGTCAATTACACCGACTTGTAACGCATTTCTTACTAACCCTTCTACTTTATCGTATGATTCAAAATCACCTTCTGTAATAATTTTTTGAGCCTTATCCATCGCCTTCTGAAGTTCTTGTTGTTTACAGAATTTCAAAGCTTTCTCCTGAACAAATGTTGTACCCTCAAATGGAGCATCACTTACCTGTTTTAGAGTGTCTAAGACCACTTTTGCAACTATTTCTTGACTAATTTCAGATTTAACAATTTGGTCAAGAGTTTCGAAATTGGGTGTAGATTCGTACTTTATGTAATATTCTTTAATCATTTGTAAAATGATTTTAAAGTACTTATTGTCGAAGTACGACGACTCAATTACCTCCATAATAGAAGATGAAAAATCTTTATCTACTATAATTTGATTTAGTAATTGTAGTTGGAATGTATTCCCTAAATAATCGAAATTTTTGTTCATAAATTGTTTTAATGTTTAACTGTGTATTAATTAAATAGCTACTTACTTAGGTCAAATTCCAAATAATCGTAACTTAATTTATGATTTGAAAAAATGTCAGTTAATTCGCGAAGTACCTCTTTTAAAAGTGGTCGTACATCAACTGTATAACGAACTTTTGGTGGATAAAATTTTCCATCAAAAACTCTATGACAAATTGTCTGTTCCCCAAGTTTAACATAAATGTTAAAATCTTCAGGACCATCTGTATAAGATGTGTTCATAATTGATTGGTCGTGGGCAATTGCTTCTTTATTGTCCATCATGTAAATTACGGTCTTCATTTTCAACGCGTATTGAAGCTCATCTTTTAGACTTAAAATAAAATCATATAAATCGGTAGAGTTCTTTGCCTTTGGGTTATACCCTCTGACATTAAAGAATCTTTGAACTACAATGTTTTCATTCAGGGTCAAAAGGAATTCCATTTTTGTACTGTCTTGTTCTCTCATGTTTGTTTAATTTTTGTTTGTGTTTCTTTTTTCTTTTCTTGTTAATTTCATAAATGGTCGGAGGAAGTCTACCCAAGCCTCGTCGTTTTTTGGAAGATATTTAAAGAGGCCATCTTCCATCATAAGTCTCATCAAATTTTTGTATCCTCTATCTGAGGGGTCTATGGTATCTGTATAAATTTGTTCAACTAGTTGTTTACCTTCATCAGTAATGAGTGGTGTTCCAAGGTCTACAATCTTTCTATTCATCTTATAGAACTCTTCACCAAGTATACCATTTTTTGTTTTACCAATCAAAATATTCTCTAATGATTTTGGTTTTTTCTTTTGTTCGTTATTTCGAGCAATTTCCAATAAAATGTCCATATTAACAGGCATTTTTTGAATATCAGGGAATAACTTAACTAAAGTTTTTTCACCTAAACCTTCAATACCATCAATATTATCAGACGAATCACCTGCAAAAATTTTACAAGTTAATACATTATAATGAGGTATTTCAACTTTATTTATGGTAACCATATCTCCTTGTTTAAAGTATCGTTTTAAGTTTGGTGAGTAAACGGATACTTTGTCCGAGATAAGTTGCGTAAGGTCTTTATCTGACGAAAAAATAGTGATATCCTCATCAATTGCCATTTGACAATAATAAGCAATTAAATCATCAGCTTCATTATTAATCATCTCAACTTGTCTGACAAAGACTTCTTCAAGATATTCTTTAATACGAGCATTTTGTGTTAGATATGATTCAAGTTTATACTCGTTCATATCATTTTTTCTTTTTCCTTTATATTGTGGATATAGTCCTTTCCGAACGGATGAACTATGTTCAGCGTCCCAAAAAACAACAACTTTATCATAGTTATGTTCTTCGAGAAATTTTCGAATTGTATTAATGAAGTGGTAAATTGCCCCTAAGTGACTTCCGTCGCTATAGAGGTCTTTTACTCCGTGGAATCCAATCTTCATTAAGTTGGAACCATCTATTACTAATGTTTTAATCACAGTTGTGATTTAAAGGGTGAATAAATTACTAATTGTCTTCTTTTTCTTCTTTTAGGTCAAAATCACCATCTGTTCCGATGATTCCTTTCCAATAATCCGCGTACTCTTTTTTGTATTTTTCCAATGAGGTTTTTTCTTCAGCAGCATCTTTACCACCAATAAATCCGTGTGGAGTGACAATTATTTTTCCATCATCATACCCTAAACCATTAATATGGTTTTTCATAACAGACACTTTTGTTCTTGATGCAAACTTAATTGTTCTTTTATCCTTAGTTGCAGTAATCTTAGTTGTACCAGCACCTTTTTGATTTCCATATAAAAAAACTAATGATGAGTTTAACCAAATAGCTTCACCACCTTTAGCTTTAATTTTTGGTTGTCCAAATGGATTATCAGGTAACTCAACCCAAGGTTGATTTACAATAATTAAAGTATTTTCATATTTAGAGTCAGCCTTACGAGACCCTGAGATTCTTTGATTGATTCCCATACCAATCTTATCGGCTAATGTTGAAGCGTTGTGTTGTTTTCCACCCTTACCTTCAAAAGTCATTTTACAAGGGACAGAACCAACTGAATCCCACATAAAACATAAACTATAGTCTAAATTACCTTTTTCTTGTTCATCTAACAAATTATTAATATAGTCTGTTATTTGTTCAATATAACTAAAATTATTATTAAAAATATAAAATCCGTCCCAATCAAGTTCACCTGTTTCTTCATCAACAACTTCCTCACAGTCAAATCCCATAAGTTTTGCGTGTTCAAATGACCACTTTTGTTCTGTAATGATAAACACAGGAAGAATACCTTTTTTTTGGGCATCAACCGCTGTTTTAACCAAAGCAGTTGTTTTACCTGTATCTGAATGCCCTAAAAACATATTTAAATGCCCAATTGCAGGACCAGGTAGACCCACAGCATCCAAAAAATCAGGACCTAAGTCAAAAAATCTTTGAGGTTTATATTTTGCCGATGTTGAGAATTTGTCTTTAATAGACTTAAAATCAGTTTTCTTGATTGCCATTTTCTATTCTTTTAATGTGTGGTAATTTAGTTGCTTTATTTCTATTATAGAAACTACTGTCTTCTTCGTAAAGAACTCCAATCTCTTCCTCATGAAGGGTTATTAATCTGAGATTTAACTCCCCATTCTCTCCTTCATCTTTTAACATAGCAAACAAAACTGTTTCACCAATTTGTTTAGCTCTACCTGAGAAGTATCCTTTATCTTTTAGTTGACTTAAGATTTCATAAGACAACATTTTATTATCCCTTAATTGTAGGTCAATTTCTTCTTTAAATGTCATGTGATAAAATTAACATGTATGGTACCATAAAAGATACCATACATGATGTTTGTGTTATTAGAAAGGTAAATCTTCGTCAACCTCATCATTCGCTTGTGGGTCAACAGGTTTTGATTCATTTGATTTTTTACCACCAAAAGATTCTGTTTCTACTGAATTACTTTCGTAAGCGTATCCACCTTTTTCTGAATCCCATTTTGGAGTTTCTCCACGAGATATTGCTTCAAGATATTCAACAGGTTTTTTAGAATAAACATCTAACCAAGTTAATTCATCTTCAATCCAAGCCTTAGCTTGCGCCTTATCTTCATGAACAGGTGCTGGGTCATCATACATAATAGTCGATACCGCAGT